ATTCTTGTACCCAACTTTCAGAAAAGAAAGTTGTATATTGTTGCATATCAAATCCTTGCCAATCTAAAAATTCCCAAGCCTTTTGACCAACATAATTATGAAAATCTCTAAATTTAGAATCAGCAGTTAATGGAGTTGAATGATACGAAGTACCAAAATCACCATTTTTTTTAATATCTGTTTTTCTTAAATCTCTAGATTCTTTAATATATTTGTCAGTTGCTTTAGTAAGCGACTTTACAAATTCTGGTTTATCTTCCATCCAGATCGGTGTTTTAAAATATTCGTTTATAAACATATTATTTAAAAGGATATCCAAGGTGCCATACTACCAATGAATATCTAGTTCCTCTTGTTACAGGTTGGACTCGATGCCACACAAAACTTGGAAATACTACTATCGAGCCTTTAGGTAATATTTCTTTTACAGTTAACAAATGTTTATCTTCATCACGCATGTGAGGATCATAGTTTCTACAATCAAATTGTAGTTCACCTCCTTGATATTCACTACCATCTGTTAATTGACAAGTCATAGATAACTTTCTAATTTTACCATGACTATTTGGATCATCGGGTTTATCATAAGGTTTATCCCAAGAATCACAATGCCAATCATAGTACTGATTTAATTTATATTTAGTAAATTGACATGATTCAGAAAAATTCCAATCAAAATTCCAACCCGCTAATTTATTTGCCTCGTGCACGTACGGGTGTATTTCTTTATAAATCCATTTATCATTTAACCAAACAATATTAGAGTTTCTTTTCTTTTTTAAATCTACAACTTCTTCTTCCTTTAATGGGTTTTTCTTTAAATCTCTATTAGAACCAAGTCCACCAGTAATAGCTAAATCTTCTTGATGTTGTAATCCATATTTAATAATATCATCACAAATTTTTGGTGGTATTGCTGATTTAAAATACCAATAATAATTAGATAAATTCATAAGTCGTAGTTAATATAAAATTTAATTGTTCTGATTCATTAGCAGTTATATGATATCTTTGAGTAGAAGGAAACATAATAAAATCGTTGTTATTTAAAGGTATTTCCCAACTTCTTCCTTTTCTTCTATTATCATCATATTCTATAAATACTTTACAAGAATCTTTTCCAACATTTACTCCATATAACATTACATAATCTGGAGAATTCCTTAAATCAACTGGATCAACTTGTAGTAATGAATTTGAATGTTGTCTTGGTTTATATATATTACCAATTGTTTTTTTATGAACTAAAGTAAATCCATATTCTAAATTAATATGTTCTCTTAAATATGTTTGTAACATATCCCAAGATCTAGAGAATGGAAATTCTCTATTATAAATAGTAGATGATAAAATATCTGCACCTAATTTTTCTCGGTCTATTTCAAAACCTTTAGGCATTTCTACTTTACCAAAATGTAGGTCTATTTGAGATAATATTTTTTTATGCATAACACCGTATGCAATAGATATATATTGTTTAGTTAGATGTCAATAATTAAGAAACTTTAGAATTAACTAAATCCCAAGATTGTCCAGCTTCATTCCAGCTATAACCCCATCTATGAGTGTTAGCTGTGTTTTGAGCAGTTTGTTCTTCAGTTAATGCTGGAGCATCACCAATTGGTGATTTCCAAGATGCTGATGGTACATGTTTTACCCATGAAGTAAAAGGTTTCTTTGGCCAAAAGATTTGATCATCTTCATCCCAAGTATAACCAATACCTGCGTAATTTCCTCTAAATGGTGTTCCACCACTTTTATGTTGTCCACCTGATGTATTGTAAGATGTTTGAATCCACATTTGAGCTGGCCAGTTATTATGTAATTCTAAATACTGTTGACCAACCGTTTCGTCTTCAACTCCAGAAGCATTAAGCATATCACTGTTGTTCAGTGTTAATACTGCTATAACTTTTCCGTTAGCTCCTAATTTTGCAAAATGTGCCATGATTGTCTCCTATTATAATTTAGTTTTTGTTAATTGTAAATCCATAGTTTTTATTGAAATTTATATCTTATTATAACTATTCCTGAACCGCCGGCTCCACTTGCTACACCTGGTATACTAGCACCTGGTCCTTGTCTTGAAGCTCCACCCCCTCCTCCACCTGTATTAATTGTTCCAGCTATACCTGCACCAGGACTTGTAGGATTAGGTCCACCTCCTCCTCCTCCACCTGCACCTCCAGATCCATTTGTTCCTGCTCCACCAGAACCTGGACCTCCTTCAGTTCCTCCTCCACCACCTCCAGCAAAATATCTAACTCCTGGAGCTGGTCCCGGAGTTCCTGCACAAGCAACTGCAAAAGATGGTGATACAAAACTTCCTACTCCACCAGGTCCTCCTGCACTTATTCCAGGTTGGTCAGGATTTCCTATTGCTCCTGCTCCTCCTCCACCTCCAGAACCTCGTAGTGTGGGTGCTAATCCACCAGTTCCTCCTGTATTTCCTTGTGGTGGACTTACTGGAGGAGTATTTCCTGCTCCACCTATTCCAGCTGGAGCTGCTCTTTCTCCACCACCTCCTCCACCAGAACCTCCTGAAGCACCATTTACTCCTGCTGTTCCACCTCCTCCACCTCCTGCTGATGTAATTGTTGAAAAAACAGAACCAGTGCCACTAGCACAAGCTGCAGGAGATCCAGAAGTTCCTCCTGCTCCTACTGTAATTGGATAAGCTGTTGCTGTGACTGTAATTCCTGTTGGTGTTGCTAAAGGTGAAGTTGTGGGTGCAGGTAAACTATAAGAATTAGATAATCTAAAACCTCCTGCTCCGCCACCTCCAGAATTATTTCCTAAAGTTCCACTACCACCACCTGCTACTACTAAATAATCTACTGTCGTTGAACCAAATGGATTACCAGCATTAGTTACTGTAAAAGTCCCAGGTCCTGTAAATGTATGTACTTTAAAATTTCCACAAGTTGTAATTGTTCCTCCTGTTGCTGCTACGAATTGTGCTTGAGGTAAATCAGATCTATTTCCTGAATCTGTTACAATCCAACCTTGTGTTGCATCAACATATACAAAAGTTACTGAAAGACCATTAGTTGATAAAGTTGCATTAATTGCAGCTCCACCAATGTTAGAACCATTTCTACCAACTGTTAAATTATTTGTTGCAAAAGTATTTGCGTAATCTGCTACTGCTACAATTGCTCCTGCTGAAGGAGTCGCTGGTAAAGTTACTGTAAAAGCAGATGAAGTAGTATCACAAAAATATCCTACACCACTAACAGCTGTAAACCCTGTAGTTTTTTTAGTTGTATCCCAATTTACTGCACCTGTCGCACCAAATCCTGTTGCTGTACCGTTATTCGTGATCGTTGCACCAGCTGGAATGATAATTGTATCTCCACTGTCGCCCAATGTTAATTGAGTACATGATTGTTTAGGACTAATTTTATTTACTTTTATTTCACTCATAATTTTATTTTATTGGAATTTATATCTAATAACAACTATTCCTGATCCACCATTACCACCTAATCCAGGACCTCCTGCGTGTCCAGATCCTCCTCCACCACCACCTGAATTTGCTCCACCAGCTCCTCCTGCTACAACTGACCCTGGTCCACTTGGAGAACCAGCAGATCCATTTGCTCCAGAATTTATTGCACTTCCACCACCAGTTCCTCCTGAACCAGGTGTACATGCACCACCTCCACCTCCACCACCAATTCCTCCATCTCCACCATTTCCAGGGCTTGTATATTTTCCACCACCTCCACCACCAGCCCAATAATAATTATTTCCATCTATATTTAACTGTGTTCCTGCTCCTCCTGCTGAACCACCTGCTGAACTTCCTGGGTTTCTACCACCCGCAGCTGCAGAACCTCCACCTCCCCCACCTGGATAATTTGGTGCTCCGCCTCCTCCTGCTCCACCTGGATTTCCTTGAGATGGATTAACTGGAGGTGTATTACCTGTTCCACCAGCAGTGGGTGCTGGTGCATATCCAGGAGCACCACCTCCCGATCCACCATTATCAGAAACGTAAGAACTACCTCCTCCCCCACCTGCTCCTCCACCAGCGGATGTTATTGTACTAAATATTGAATTACTTCCTGGACTACCTATGCCTTCTGATGGAGAAGGAGAACATGGTTTTCTAGCACCACCACCTCCAACTGTAATTGGATAAGATGCTACTGGAACTGATAAACCTGCAGTTGTTGGACTTGGAAAATTGTTTCTAAAACCACCACCACCACCACCTCCTGATAAATTATTTCCACCTGCTCCACCTCCAGCTACTACTAAATATTCTACTGTATTTGATCCTACAGAACTACCAGCATTGGTTACTGTAAAAGTACCTGGTCCTGTAAATGTATGAATTTTAAAATCTCCAGAAGTTGTAATTGTTCCACCTGTTGCTACTATAAATGGATTTTGAACATTTTCTATATTAGAAGTATCAACAGATCTCCATCCAGCTGTTGCATCAACATACACAAAACTTATTGCTGCGTAATTTTTTGTAATAAGTAAATCCGCTGCATCACCATTAATATTAGAAGAATTTCTTCCAACTGTAATTGCATTTGTTCCTGCTGTTCCATCATAATCAGCAATCGCTACGATATCTCCTGCAGCTGGAGTTGATGGAAGTGTTATTGTTAATGTTGTTGTAGTTGTATCTAAAAAATAACCATTGCCACTTACTGCTGTAAACCCTGTTGTCTTTTTAGTTGTATCCCAATTAACTGTTCCTGTTCTTCCAAAACCACTGGATGTTGCACCAGCTGCTAAAGTAACAGTATCCCCAGAAGCACCAATAGTTAATGTTGTACTATTAGTTTGAGTAATAATATTATCTGCATTTGCGTTTTGTATTGTATCTACTTTTAATATTCCAGCCATAATTTATCTATTGAAATTTGTATCTAATTATAACTATACCCGAGCCGCCAGATGCACCACATGTTCCTGATCCACCACCTCCACCAGTATTAACAGTTCCAGCTACTCCAACAGGTATTCCTCCTGCACCACCACCTCCATTTCCACCAGTTCCAGTTGTAGGATATCCTCTAGCAGGAGTACCAGATACTCCACCTCCTCCTGCAAAATATCTACCAGGTGCTGGTCCTGGTGTACCATAAGATGGACTTGTTGGTCCAAAGAATGTTGTAGCTATTGGTGAACCTATTCCACCATTAGCAACAACGGTTGGTGTACCATTATTTCCAGCTGCTCCTGCTCCACCTCCTCCTCCACCATTATAATTTGTAGCTCCTGATGGAAGATTACTTCTATCTCCACCATTATTTCCTTGTGATGGACTTGTTGGAGGTGTATTTCCTGTTCCCCCTGCACCTTGTCCTGCACAACCACCACCTGCTCCACCACCACCTGATCCTCCAGATGCTCCTGGATTATAAGAAGGTATACAACCACCACCATTAATTGTTCCACCACCACCACCTCCTGCAGATGTAATGGTTGAAAATATTGAAGTATTTCCAGATGTTGCTCTCGTTTGAACTGTTGATGATCCAGCTCCACCAGAACCTACTGTAATTGGATAAGCTGTTGCTGTAACTGATAAACCAGCAGTTGTTGGGCTTGGATAATTTTGACGATATCCACCTGCTCCACCACCACCTCCTGCATCACTTGGATTACCTTTTCCACCTCCGCCTCCACCAGCTACTATTAAATATTCTACTGAATTTGATCCTACTGAATTTCCTGCTGATGAAACAGTAAAAGTTCCTGGTCCTGTGAACACGTGTGTTTTAAAATCTCCACATGTTAAAATTGTTCCACCTGTTGCTGCTACGAATTGTGGTGTTGGTAAATCAGATCTATTTCCTGAATCTGTTACAATCCAACCTTGTGTTGCATCAACATATACAAAAGTTACTGCAATACCA